ATAGTTCAAGAGAGGAACTGCAAAAAAGAAAGAGAGGTAATTTTATATGTTTGAAAAATCAACGAAACTGAATGGTAAGAACACGGTATCAGATTTAATGATACGAAAATGCTACAATGGGGATTTTGTTAAAGTAGACTGGTTAACATATTTTTATATTTGGGAATCAACAACTAGATTGAGATACACATACGAAAAAATGCAATTGAATGCTTTTTATTGTATGGATAATATTATTCATTCCAGTGCTTTACATTACTGGAAAGATACTAAGGATAGTGATTGTTTCTATTTGCAAACAGTAAACTACACTTTAAATTCCAGTGTAGCTGAAATACATTTGTATCATATTAACAATCTTATAGCACAAAACAACCCAATCTGCTATTGCAGGGTAAAATATTGGAAAGAAGAAAAAGGGTTTTTAATTTCTGACCATTCATTTATAACAAAGATATATTAAGAGAGAGGTAAAAAATATGAAAGTTTATAATGTAGGAGAAATAGTGATGAATGAGGTTGTGAACGGTTTCAGAACCGGTGTAGGATTTACTGAATACTCAGACAAAACAGGAGAAAAAATCCGGGAGGGTAGAGAAAATATAAAAGTTGGTTCTCTTAATGTTTACTACCTTAAAGTTAACACAGGGGAAACATATAAAAATGGTAAAAGAATATATGAAACAGTGTCTATTGCTTATACAAATACAACACCACGTTATTTAAAAAAAATCTTAAATGAAAATGATGGATTTTGGAAAATAAAAAAGGCAGGTGTAGTATAATGTGCGACGAAATGAAGTAAGAATAGTGTAATAAAAAGAGAGAGTTTTACTCTCTCTTTTTATTTTATTTAGGATAACCCACGACAGAAATCGCTAGTAAATCTCCCCCGCTCGCTATTGTCTGTGGTACACTAATATTAACAGCATTCTGTGAATTAACAATCTGACAAGCGGATGTAATATTTTGATTATTGGAAACAATTGTTACATTTATTAAATTAACGTCGTACAGCTGCGAATCTGGAAATTCTATAGAAGTATAGTATGTGTCAGAACTAGATGACCCAGTTGTAAATACATAATTTTTATAGCAAACAACCGTATACCCTTGATACGTTTTATAGTTAAATGCTACACCAGTATTTCCACCCGACAGTGGTGAAAGTGCAATGTTAGTATTATCATCAATGTAGTGGTTAGTCCGGCTCTTTATTCTTCTGAAATTCATTTTCTGGAATGAACAACCAATTATGATTAATGATAATTTATTAACATTTCCAGAAAAATTTGCGGCATCATCAATTTCCATAACACCGCTCTGAAAAGCAAGACAATTCTGAAAAACGATAATATTGTCTACCCCAGTATAAACAGAATTGTGGAGGTAAACATCTCTACCAGTATACCCTCGAAATTCACAACTATTAAATCTTAATCTAGTGTGGTCATTTGAACAACCTATTCCTAAACCAGCATTTTTTTCAGCAAACATGATACAATTATTAAATTGTGTTTCGTGGTATTTTGCCGGTGAACTCGCATGTGTGTGACCGCCTCCCTCATAGTGTACAGCATACCCATTCGCTAAATTGTTAAAAAATCGAATATTATTAAATATTACAAACCCTGTAATATATACAGCTCCATTTAAAGCGGTTGTTTTTGCTACTATGCTAACCTCACCAACCCCTGTAAAAGTTATGCCGGAACGGTTTGACAAGTCAATATCTTCTTGGTACGAGCCTTGCATAATTAAAACGGTACAATTATTAGGATAATTATCATCCCCACTTGTTTTAATATCTGTCCTACTGTAAATATAATTTAAACAAGATGTAATAGTTGTAAAATCACCGTTTCCTTTATAATCTACAATAAAAATGTTTCTATTAGCAATAGGTATAGTCATAAAGTTTTCTTTTATTGCTGACACATTATTTTCTAAGGAATTAATTCTTGGTTTAATATTTGTTATATTTGCCTGTAAACTCGAAACATCAGATAATAACGTATTCACGTTATTATCGTTCGATTTTTTGTAAGTGCTTAATGCATTACTTGTTTCAGTGTCTCGAATTAAAATCTCCTTTCCAAATAAACCAAATTTATCTACATAATCAGACATAATTTTTTTCACCTCTCTTACTGTTTAGCGATTGTTATCGTTTCTGTTGAACTACTATAAGCTATTTCATAATTATTAATAGCAGTTAAATCCGATTTAATATTTGTGATATCAGATTTAATGTTAGTCACATCCACCTGCATGGTTGATATATTACTACGTGCCGGGGCATCCTTTATGTTAATTGTTTCGTTATTCAGTACAAACTTTGATACATCCATTTTTATTTTCCTCACTTTCAATTTTTATTTCTTCATTTTCTAAATTGTATTTATGTAAACAACTTGTTACATTTATTTCATATGAAAAGATTATTTTATTATTTTCTTTATCATACGTTGCGTTACCCAAAACTGAATCAAGTATTTCCAAAACTTTCTCAGCTGTTTCACATTTAAAAATTTTTTCGAGTTCTGTAATTCTACTTGAAATCTTACATAAAGTTTGATAATAACTTAAACTTTCATTGTCGTATTCTGTCGGGGTTATTCCGTAAATTTTACACCAATCATTATAATTATTACAATGCATTTAATACACCTCTCTATCTAATTTCTATAATTGACTCGATATTACCACTTCTACCATTAATAATTTCATAATATTTTAAATATTCATATAATGCTTTTGTTTCATCCGGTGCATTATTTTCATATTTTTCAAGAAATAAATCACTCATTAATAAGCTTGTGTAATATATTCTTTTTTCTGCGACATAAGTTATTAATTTGCTTACCATTTTAATCACCTCCACATTAAAAAACCAGCATAAATAAATCTTCTAAGTCGTTAAGAATCATTTCATCAATATTAAAAATCAACTCTCTAAAAGATTTATACATTTCGTTTTTATTACCATAACCAACTTGTTTCATAACAATTTCATTTTCATTTCCAGATGCATCACTACCGAATAAAACACTTTCAGTCCCACTTTCGGAAGTTGTATTTTTACTACTACCACTTGTTTCTGAATTTAAGGTTGTGTTGTTAGAATTGTTTTCTGAAACTTTAGTTTCCTCACGTTCTAGCAAGCTTGCGTAAGCATTGTCTTTTATTGTAGATTGTGGCTCATCGGAACGCAAGTTCTGACTATTTGTGTCGGAATTATTTACACCAGCTTGCGTACCATTTTCATCGGATGATGAACTACTTGCAATATCAGTCGTTGAAGAATTACTGCTGCTACGTTGTGTAGAATCATCTTTTTTGTCAGAATGTGTTTTATTGCGTGTTGTAGAATCTTCTGTAAAACTCTTTAAGTCGTTCACACTATTTATTTTACTTTTAAATAAATCTGTGTATTTTGGCATTATAAGCTGTAGTCTGGTATACAGTCTATCTCTCCATAATGTCGGTGTCTCCAATCCCATTTCCTCAAACAAATATTTGTTAATAAATTTGTTAATAAATTCATTTTTAATATTTGTGTCATTACTGTAAAAAGAAAAGTCTTTATTAAATACAAGAGAACGTGCAACTTGTTTAACATTATCTAAAGTGGAGAACTCTGTTCCAATCGTTCCGACACTCCATTCATATATACTAAGTGTGTATTTACTCATTTATTTGTCCCCCTTTTTGTATTATTTCCGTAACATAATCTTTTCCCATATTAACAATAGTTGCTATTTCAGAGTTGAATACAGCGTTGACTTCTAAGTTGAACATACTGTTAATTTTATTACAAGCATATTCTCTTGCATTTAAAGATATATTTCTTTGTATTTCCACATATCCATTATTACCGCTTGCTTCTCCTGCTACAAGTCTTTCTTTTTTATCAGATGTAAAACTTTCAATTCCGCACCAATTAAGAAAATCGTTAAATTCTTTTTCAATTTCATTTCTTAACTTATCCGCCTTAAACTCAACTTGCAAATTAATAGGTTTTAGTGAATCGGATATATTGTAAATATCCTTTACAAATATATAATCTACACCTTCATCAATTTTATTTACAATGTTTTTTGCAGATAATAAAGTGTCCTTTGTTGTGGCTATTGCAATACTGTTTTTCTGTAAAGAAATATTTTTCATTAATATTACAGAAATATATGCTAAACGCTCAGCGTAAACGAATAATGTGTTGTAATCCGGGATAAAATCATTATTGTTATAAATTAGAACCGCATTATTTTTATTTAGATTTCTTTGAAAACCATTTGCTGAATATGCTGTCCAATCTTGCGGAATACCATAAATATTCAATTCTCCGTGAAGATTACAAAAAGTAACTGCATAGTCATTCGTAATATCATCTTGAAAAAAGCAGCACACTCCATTCATAAGAATCGCTTTTTCTATAAACCACGGCTCAATCTCAAGCGGTAAATTTTTCCATTTAATCCGATTAACATATATATTCATTAACCTTATTAACCAATTATTAAACAATCCTTTAAAATCAGTTAATTCTATTTTACTCTGATTAAATGTTTTTAACCATTTCTTTTCATTTAATTGAAATAATTGAGAATTGTAATTTTGATTAAATTGAAACATTTATACCTCCTTTTACCCATTCGCTGTAACATTAAAGTTCCCAATATCATTCGTGTGCCATATGAACACTCCTTTATTAAATATAGATTGTAAAGCAACTAAATAATTATTAGCACAAGTACCTGTTAAACTGCAGTTAGTTGTTTGCACATAATTCCAGAGATTTCGGTTATTCATGTTAGGAATTTTTACTTTTTTAGTTGTATAACCATACACAGATAAAAAATCATCTACGGACTTATAATCTGTAATGCCGTATCCAAGTAAATCTGTCTGATTTCTATTTATTGCAGTATTTATACTTGCAGAACCGACAGAACCAATTGCATCATTTGGTTTTTGTGCTGATTGTTTATACTGTGCCTCCATTGTTAAATTAAAAACATCCTGATTAAGATTTATTCCTGCTTGAGCTAATCCAGTGCCGACTGCACTATTAACTACCCCGGCTATGTTACCCTGTAATGCATTAGATATACCACCCACTGCCCCTTGTGTAACATTAGATATTGTAGCAAGTTCTGTTTTCATAGCTTGTGCCTGTGCAGCAGCACCTAACATAATATTGTTAGAATTCAGCCACTGTGCATAAGAATTTCCGGCAGTTGCACAAACTGGAAAGTTACTGTGTGTAATGCTTTCATTCACAAAACTTCTTAGAGAGTTATAGTTAATCGGATAAGCGATTATAGTAGGAATCATACATAAACATCCGGTAACAGCTATTTCCACAGATTTATCTGTGTTGTCAGATAATTCAAAATGTAGTTCCAACATTCCGCCGGAATTATTATCAACCTCACAGAAACAAAAAGGATTAGTGTATAGTTTTTTATTGATAGGGTTGTAACCATTATAAAGACTACCCGGTGCAATAGATATATTTTTTGTAGTACCAGACACTGGGTTACTTACATCTTCTATATTACCACAATAAGTCGGACACATTAATATTTGTACAATAGAATCTTCTTTTCCAGCTGTTATTAATAAAGCTAATTTAACAGCAATTGTTATATTTGTACCAGAAAAAACGTTTATTCCAGAAAAAACCCCATTTAGTCCCCCCTGGTACATTTCCACACCACCTGTACCATTTGGTGCAGTGGTGTAAACTAATACCTGCATTTCATTGTAGTCTACTGTTTCCCTGCTATACATACGGTATTCTCCAGTGCTAACAGGCTCTGGTAAAGTGTTTGCACCAATCACATCTTCATTTCTGTCTATGTGTTCTCTTTCTACAAAGCAAGGTTTCATAGTGCAGTTGTAAAAATAAGTTTGGAAAATATCTAATTTGTATGTTAATTCTATTACTGTATTGCTAATATAAGCAATATCCATAATAAAAGCAAAAAACATATTGTTATTATTTTTAAAACATAGGTAGTTAGAAACTGCTAAATCGGTGGAATACGTTCCGGAAACACGGATTTTACTGTTTTTCACAGTTGTGCAAGTGAAAGAATAAATTTCTTTACTTGTTACATAATTCCATGCAGCTTCTCTATCTGTAAAAAGTCTAACATTTTTATATTCGGAATCCCACGGAATATCCCGACACACATGGATTTCTGAATTTATAGCTACACCTTTAACATCCGGAATACTCGGAAAATCAATCATTTTTTACCTCCTTACATAACCGGGGAATAATCCCCGGTTATTACGTTTCACGTGAAACATTTAAACAGTAACTCGGATTTCTTTTGTTTTTACAACTGTTTTATTATATCTACTTCTAGCCTGTATTGTAATTGTCTTAGCTGTTTCTTTTCCATCTACAATTAAAATTCCAGACCCCGGGACAAAGCCAGTCGTGTTTCCAGTTACTGTGCTTGTAATTTCCCAGTCTACCGCCTGCGGAATATACGCGTTTGACTGTGATGTACTGTCAGAAATTTCTGCCTTGTACACGTTCTGTGTGTCTAAGCTAACAGAATCCGCACCGCTGATGTCTAGTGTGTCGCCTGCAATTACAGCTGACGTAAGGACCAAGCAAGGGTAAAAAGGACTAATAGAAAACATAACCCATAAATGATAGAAAAAATTCCATCTAAGAGAATCACCACGGTAGTTTTCCGCCATCTGCCTTAACTGTTCTCTTATTTTAAAGAATCTCACATCAGCAATAAATCCGAACACATTTTCCGGTAAAGAATCTACTAAAATAGTCCTCGTATTTACTTCTGCTCTGTCCATGTGGAAAGCATAAGCTAAAGCATTAACATCAATTTTAGCATTTAATTTCGGGGTTGTTACAAATATTACGTTTTCTGGTGTAGCTGTAGCATCAGACCCCGCGTAATTGAATTCCGGGTTTGGGAATCTAAGAGTGTCTACGTAACCGCGAATTGTTTCCAGCATTGCTTTTACTGTTTCTTCTGTGTCTGGCGATGTGATTTTAACCGGGTAAATGCAGCCGTGTTCATATCCCTGTGTTAATAATGCTTTTGTTGTAACATATTCTTTATAATTTGCCGATGTGATAAGAACCGCAATTTTAGCGTTTATTAAACTCTGTAACCCATATTCATCACGCAATGCATTTCTAAGCTCATCGTATGAGATTGTTACACTCCATTTCTTTTTAAAATTAATATCATGAAAAGCAGCCATAATGTTACTTTTGTATAACTTAAATATTTCTTTTTCATCGCCGTAAAAATCGTAGTCCGAATCCTCAACCATGTTGACAAATATTTCTTCCTCTGTCTGTCCGTACCTCATTTCTGATGATTTTAAGAAACTAAGCTCGTTTTCAAAAATGGCTTTATTAACAGAAATAAGTGCAATCTGTTTTACAAGAGAGTTTACAAAGTCGTTACGAGTTGTTTCAGTCATCATAATGTTGTCATATACCGCGTTGATATCTGATAAATCCATTTCAGACAAGGCATGATAAGCATAACTTTCTTTGTCTGCTGCCATTGTAGAAATGATTTCCGCATTTGTTACATTTTTAAGTCCCATTATTTTTTTACCTCCTTTAATCAACTAAATCAGACATTTTTTTGTCCGAATCTGTTTCTCCTGTTTCTCCTGTTTCTTCTTTTTCTTCTTTTTTATCAATAATTTCTTCTTTTCCCGGTTCTCCACGGAATCGCTTAATATACTTTTCTCGGAGTTCCTCATACTTTACTTTAAAATCATCTGTGTTATTATTTTCAAGTCCAGATTTAATTGTGTTAAGTTCTTCTTCTACAACTTCTAAATCTGAAATACTTTCTATAACAACATTTAATGCTTCCAGTGGGGTCATTTTTTTACCTCTCTTTCTTGCCGTCATGCCGGTACATCAGCAAATAACAATTTTTGTTAAACTAAGCCATTATTGATTAGGTACTGCACCGCTGAGTAATCAGCTCCGAGATAGTTTTTTCTTGTTTCGCCGTTTCCGTAATTACCAGCTTTTACTGCCGTTGTTAGGTTGTAAAGTCTGTTTACCTCTGTCTGTATTTCGTCATATCTGTTTCCAAGCAAGGCTTTTCTCTGCAAACCATCCGAGTATTCTCCACGAAAAACTGCTAAAGCTACTTCTGTTTTGTTACTAGTTGTAACATTTCCGGAATCGAATCTTGTTAAATTGTTATCCTGTATGATTTTCTTTAATGAAGTAATGTAGTTACTATCTGTCGCATATGCTGTTAATGCATTACAAGCTGCAATATAATCATTTTCATTAACAGCTGCTACATAATAATTAGAATTTGTTAAAAGATTGTAATAATCTTCAACAGCTTCTCTTAAACTTCCGTAAGCTCTAAAACAAGCAAGTTCTGTTTCTGCAATATTGCTGTAATATTCTTTCGTAGATGCTGTATAAACTGCCCCATTCCAACTTTTTGTAGCTTTAATTCCAAACGGTGCATTGTACTTTAACATAGTTTCAGACACACCGTACCCGGTTTCTTGACAAGCCTGTGCAACGCAAACAGACGGCAAAATGTGTTTTGTTAAAGAATTATTAACCTGTGTAGCAAGCTCCCCGATTGTTTCAATAAATTCATTTTTATTCATTTTTTATGCCTCCTTTTTTGTTATTGAATCTTTCAGTTCGTACAACGCGTTTGTGTTATTTGTAATACATTCCGTTGTTTTTTCAATTATTTCCTGCAACTTTTCATTTGTTTTTGTAAGTTCCTGCTTATTTGTTTCCGTGGCCTTATAGACATACAAGCCTAAAGCAAGACATGACGCGATGGGAAATCCCACTGTACTTATAATTGTTACAAAGTCTGTCATTAATGTAGCCTCCTTTTTTAAAATGTATCTATTACTTTCCTTAACGTGTTTCTTGTTTTTACAGAATTGTAAAATAAACATCCGTTGCGGTAATAATATTTAATCCTATCTGCCATTCCAGACATTTTTATAAAACCAACATTTGGTTTCATATTCTCTATTGTAGCATACCAGATATTTCTATAAGTCATATCAGCCTTGTCATTAAACCACATAATTTCCAGTGTAGGACTATAATATAAACCATATGGCTTATCAGCTATAATAGTTGCTATATAGCCGGATTTTTCGGGAATATTTTTCATTATGAAGCTTGTTTCATCATCTAAGTAAAAGTTGTTATTTACTATGTATTCAACTACACCTGTGTCTTTTATTAAATCGTAAAAAGGTGTATCTTGAATCTGTTTTACATAAACATCATTTTGCACGTACTCCACTAAAATTTGCTTATTAAATTCTGTGTAGAATTGCTTATTCTTTTTTAAATTATTAATGTGGAAATACTCGAAATACGGATTGTATTTCGTACAACTATTTGCAAGTAAGAAAAACTTGCAGCATTGATTAATTTGATAGTTTCTAACTATTGTAGAAACTATAGAAATAAAGTTGTTTTCAACTTCACCCGAAAAATAATGATGAATATTATCTTCTATTAGAAATTCATCGAATATGAATGTTGTGTATTCTATGAAACTTGCGGACTTTATTGACTGCGATTTCGCCATATACAAAAAATCACCAATTTTTTCTTTTTTTGGTTTTATTTCTTTTCCAGAATCATCAAATTGTTTTGTTGTAAGAAAAATTTCGTTTCCCAGTGTTGTAATAGTTTCATTTTCTTCTAACAATTTCACACAGTCGTCAAATAATTTGTCTTTAATTGATTTTATTTCCTCTGAATATCTGCGAAAGTAAATAAATTTTTCTTTATTTTTCTTAAATCTGTTAATCACTCTTTCTTTCAGCGAGTAGGTCTTTCCAATACCTCTAGCACCTATAATCATGTTAATTAACCGATTATAAGAAACAACCTTATTTAATTTATAATATTCTATTTTAAACACCTACTTTAACCCGGGTACTACACATAATAGGTGTACCCGGTGCATGAATGAATCGGAGATAGAGGCTCACAGCACAGCAATGGGAATAGTCGTTACGGCCTGTGTAACCCTCCCGGGTTTTTTCCCATTTCACAGTCCGCCTGTGTTGTGAAATCCTCACTCACAATATTAATATACCATATTTAATACAAATTGTCAAGTATTTATTTTATTATCTTAACATAAAAGTAGTTTCTTCTAAGACTACACCTCCATCCACCTGTTTAGGTCGTAATTTGAGCGGTAAAACAAGTCCTACTTTGAAATCTTCTATTGTGTTATATATCTTTTTATTATTTTTGTCGTATAAAAACACACTGTATTCTTCTTTTTCTTTTTCTGTTATTTCATTTTCTATACTGTGAATAAACAAATTTTTTTCTGCATCTGTCATTCCAGCACACTTCACGTTATAATAATATCCTTTTTCGTTTTCTACTTTTTTTCCACTAAAATTTTCTGGCTCTAAATCTTCCTCCACCACTTTTTCTATGTATGTTTTTTGTCTAACAAATATAGCAGAATCCCATCTTGCTTCTATTTTCCAACAACAAAAATCCGTGTTATGAACCTTAATTCCTCTAAATTCTTCTGGTTTTAAATTACAGTGTATGCTATCTGTGTCGGCATAAATAAAGCCGGGTTTATTTTCTCCGTAATAATTTTTTTGAGCAGCTGCTATTGTAAAACATCTTGCGTAACTTGTTATTGCAGAACCAACTGGAATATACCAAGTCGCTTTTTCGTGCTGCTCAACATAGCGGAATCCTAAACTACCATCCTCTTTTAAGAAAACAACTTTAAAAGAAGAATCATCGGAAGTTGCTGTTTTTCCGTACAGGTTGTTCAAATATAATTTCGCAAGTGTTCTTTTTGCACCTGTACTATTCTTTTTAATTTCAGCATATTTGTTTATGTAGTCATCAAACAACCCGATTGTAGCATAAAAATATACTTTACTATGTATCGTTAATTCAGATATATTGTAATGCTTATTAAATAATTTCCAATCTGTCTGTGTCATTGTTAGTGTAACTGTACAGGGTTTTATTTCTCCATTCCAATCTCTGTAATACTTCACATATTTATTTAACTTTTTAGACCATATGTCAGACGTTTCTAGGTTTTCTGTACTTCTATAGAGTAGAGAATCTTTTATCTGCACAAATGGTAAAAATCCTTTTTTTAAATTAAATCTACAAGTAAATCTAATAAAATAATAAGAGTTTTTATCATTCATTCCCGGTGGCTTACTATTTCCCGCACAGAAAAACGGTTTCCCAATGGGGTATTTGTTTCCGGAATCAGACAACATCATTGATGGATAGAGGCTATTTACATCAGCCGTTGCCCCGCATCCGAATACCTTATTTTCTTTTCCCTTTACAACATAGCACCACCCCCCACGATAAGATTTACGGCAATAGTTGTCAGCTGTTTCTTCTATTTCTTCTTTTTTCCACTTCCCATCTATATTCCTTTTATATTTACAAAGTGGAACTAGCATATCTGGGAAATAATCATCCCATTCACCAAAAATCTTTTTACTTATTTTAAAGATGTTTTTATATTCTGCTTTACAACAAGCACCAATTGTAAGCTTGTCATGCCCATCGGAAAACATTGCTTCTAATAATTCCTTTAAAACCAATACGTCATTTTCAATATACTTTTTTTCATCCTCTTTTATTACACAATTTTCAAAATGATTTCCTTTATATTCCATTTCTAATTTTTTGTGTTTTGTTTTAAAAGACTTTCCCGCTTCTTTTAAAGAAAAAGGAATCAATTTTAAACTATCTCTTATTTCTATAAATTTATTATTAACTTTAATTACTATTGTATAAAATTGTCCTCTATCAGAAATCGAATACTTAAATTCGTTGTTTTTCATTTCTTTATCTTTTTTAAAGTATTCATTACCGTTATCATTTTGTAAGGCTTGCTTGAAATTGTTTTTTAATAACCAACTTAAAATAAAGCAACCATCAAATTTTAAATTATGAAAATACAACATTATGTTATTTTTATCAGATATGAAATACTCCATGAATGACTTTATACTTCCTAAAATCATAACATTTTCTGTAAAAAGTTCACAAAAACATGCACTCCACACCTCTGTATGTGTTTGCGTTTCTGTATTATCATCTACTGTCGTTTCAAAGTCACATGCATACTTAAACCATTTTTTATTTTTCAAAAAAAACACTTCCTTATTCTTTATAATTATTTAAAAAATTACCTGTGTAATCTAAAGCAGAAATTAATGTAGACACACTGTATTCTAAAACCTCTTGATTGCTGCTTTTCATTAAATTAGTTATCGCATCAGAAATTTTTTCTTTGTGTTTCTCTATCCATTTAACGTAATCTTTCCCATATCTTTCTAAATTTGCATGATAAAGTCCATAAGCCTCTTTTGCTCCTGTACTAGCTACCCTTGCAGCAAAAGGATGCATTACCCATTTCCCTTTATCGTTCTTAAAATATGTTTCCTCACTCATATCTCTTAAAATATTCATTTCGTTTTCTAATACATCTATTGCAACCTCATCTATATTAACGTAATCAACTCCGAAAAATTCTGCCTCCGCTTTCTTTTTTTCTTTTCTTGTTTTTGCTGCTTTTTTTGCTGCTTCACTTCTTAAAATTTCGACCCCCCGACTTCCGGAAGTTGTTTCCCCTGTTTCCTCAGACATTACAAAACGTAGCTTTTTTACTATATCTTTAGCTGTTATTTTTTTTAATCTATTAACACTAGCTTCTGTGACTTTTTTGGGTTCAGCTGGAAGTATTTTCTGTGTTGTGTAGAATCCTTGTTTAAACTTCTTACTCAAATAGTTTTGTATTCTCCTACGTTCTTTTTTATATGCTTCTTGTACTTTTGTTATTTTTTTCTTTGTCACTTCTTTACCTCCTTTTTTAATGTTTCACATGAAACATTTTGTTTATCATTCTATAAAGAAAAAGTCTATCCAAAAAATATATGTTTTTTTGAATAGACTTTTTGATTTATGGAACTAAGAATAAGTTCCGAAATGAAAGATAAACTAAAATTTTTTCTATTAATTTGTTATCATACTACGTTTACTTAAATTAACACACAGTCAACATATTCTCTACCTGCTTTTGTTGTTCCGGAAATTTTTTTAATTGAAAAGCTTTCGTCATCCATGATTTCCGAAATATCCTCAAAGCTTTTTTTAAATGTTGGTGACTGACTGCAATACACTCTACCATCTACATCAATTATTGACAGAATTTCCACTTTTGAACCGTCGTTTTTTTCATCCTCAAATAATAAATATCCGTTTGGTTCAAAAATTGTACCATCTTCCAAATTCCCAATAGTCTGGATTTCAGCACCTTTTGTCATATTGTACTTTTCTTTTTTTGTGAACTGTCTGCTTTCTTCAATAATTCTCATTTTTATTTGCCTCTTTCTTTTACTTTTTTGTTTTCGGTTTTACTTTACTACTGGTTTCGCAATCTTAAAAAATTCCTCATCTGGTAGTTCGTATGTGGTTTCTGTCTCTGTGTGTGATACAAGTCTGACAAAGACATTACCACTTTCCTTAACGGTTTTTTCTACCGCTTTCTCAAGCCTTGCTTCCGCATTGAACATTCCGATAACTCGGATTTCCTGTTCTTCTACCTGCTCTGTTGATTTATTCATCACCTTTACAACGCAGATATTTTCTCTAATCGACCTTCTCATTTTTACACCTCTTTTCTATTTTTTATTACATAAAGTATTATAACATAATCTTGTGAATGTGTCAATACTTTTTTATCGTAATAATTCATCTTTTTCCTGCTGCGATAAGACTATTTCTCTATCCGGGAAAAACCCGGATAGTGTCTTACTCGGTACTAAAGTACCGAACCCTATGAACGAACCATCTACTTGAATAATATAATATTCCTTTGTCCTTGATTTATAATATTTTACATACCATACAAAACCCTGTAAATCTTGAAAAAATCTTTTTGTGAACATAATAACCCTCCTTTTAATACCAAACATCAGTTATGACACCTTTTTTATTTATTTCAAAACAAAAACAAATACTGTTTTCTTTGTTTTCGTATGCTATTAAATTATAACCGTTGTTAGAACTTTCATTAACTATTATCTCGTTTTCACTATCAAATGCAGCGATAATGGTGTCGTATATATCATCATCGTAAATCTTTCCAACACATTCTTCCTTTAAATCACTTAAAACTTGTTCACTTGTTTTATACATATTTACCTCACTTTCTTGTTCAAGTTCTCTCTTGAACTATCTTTATTATAACAGAGTTTTACTTTTTTGTCAACAT